GCCAGCGGCGGTTGGCCGATGTGGCACAGCGTGATCGCCGCCAACGACACCTCGCCCCGCGCCAAGGCCCGCGACGCCGAGGCGAATTGGCGGATGGCGTGCGGCGGCGCCAGCCCATTACGGGCAATCGACAGCAGGGCCAGGATGCGGGTTTCGCGGCCTTCGACGGCAAGGCCGGTGCGCTCGCCCGGCAGATCGGCGAGGTCGGCGATGACGGTGCCGTTGCCCAGCACGACGCCCTGGTCGCACAAGGTCAACCCCGCCGCATAGGACGGCGCCGACGGCAGGCCCAGCGGGGCGCGGCGCATCGCGGTCGCCAGATCGGCGGGAGGGGTGCCGGATGTCAGTAGGGTATCGGCCAAGGCCAAACGCTCGGCCGTCCCCGCCGGGGGGGGGCTGGCAGGGTGTTCAGCCTCTCCGCCGCCCGCGCCGGGTTGCGCGGCATCATATCCGAAGCATCGACGACCGCGCGAAACTCCCTGTCGTTGACGCCGATGCGCCGTCCATACGCCACCGACAGCAGCGCCGCCAGAACCGCGTCGTCGGGACGACGGATGCACCAGCAGCCATTCTCGATCCCTTGCCGGGCCAAAACCGTGGCTTGGCCAAGAATGATCGCGTCCCCGACGATGCGCGGACGCCGGACCAGGGAGCGGGTGACGGTGGGGATGGGGTACGACATGGGCGATGCTCCTGGGGATAATATTGCGTTTCTCACCGTGCCTGCACCTCGTAAACCCCGACCTGATCGCCCGTATAGCGCGGCGCGGCCGTGACGATGGTGCGGGTGACGCCGTCGATCATCAGCCGGTCCAACGGCATCGGCGGGGGAACCGCCCGCCCGTCCTCGGACTGCGCCGGCACAAGCACTTTCACATCGGCGGCGGTGATGGTGGTGCCGGTCACCTCCTGGGCGGCATAGCGGCCGATGCTCGCTTTGACCGGGTAGTCGTTGCCCCAGGTCATCGCCAGGGCCGCCCCCGCCGCGACGGGCGATGCCAAAGCCGGGGCAATGCCGACATCGGAAAAGCGGCCGGACGCCGACACGGCCGGCACGGTGACGCAATAAAGGGTGGCGTCGCCTGCCAAAGTGAAGCTGTCGCCGGGCAGCAGCAGCCAGGTTCCCGGCGGCGCGGCCAGCGTCACCGACGCGGCCCCGGTCCCGGCGGCAAGCGCGACCGAGATCGCCCCCGCGACCGGATTGGTCGCCGGGTTGGGGCCGATCAGGCTGGTGGTTTTGCGGAAGATGACGCGCTTGCCGCGCTGGCGGACAAGGGCGGCGGTGCGGGCGGCGATGGCGGATGTCATGGCCTAGAACCGCCGCACGAAGGGGGAATGGTCCAAAATCTGCTTGCCCGCGTCGTTGATCGACATCGGCGCATAGCTCGCCGAATACACCCCCGGCTCGCTTTCGCTGCGAATGGCGCCGTCGCGTTCGCGGCCCCGATAGGCGTCCAGCGCGGTGAGGATCGCCACATGCTCGATCTCGTCCGGCACAATCGCCATGCCCGCCGTATAGGCGATAGTGACGTTCAGCGCGCCCCGGTCGAAGCGATAGCCGCGCAAGACGACTTTATCGGGGCTGAAGGCATAGCCGCCCGTGGTCGGCCCCGTGGACGCGGGGATGGCGTTGCCGTTGACGGTGACGCTGGACACCGCCGTGACGGGCCATTGCGTCGCCATCCAGGCCGAGCTGCCGCCGCCGTCGATGGTCTCGACGTAAGCGCCCTGCGTGATGTCGCGTGCGCAATAGCCCCGGATGATGTCCGAAGCCCGGCCGACCAGCGCCGCCAGCAGACTATCATCGGCCGAGGTGGTGATATTGCCGAACGCCTTGACGGCGGCGACGGTGGTCAAATCGGTCATGGCTCAGTCTCAGTCCTTGCGCGGGCGCCGCTTGGTGTCGGCGGCGGCGGAGGTTTCGGGCTCGGCGGTCAGGCCATGCGCGGCGATGCACTCGGCGTGGTCCAAGACGATGGCGTCGGGCAGATCGACCACGCCGAACGACGCGGGGAACCAGGCGCCGGCAATGCCGATACCGGTGCTGCACTCTTCGGGAAGGCGGAATTTCATCGGTACTGCTCCCACAATAGAAAAGCGGGGGAAGGTCTCCCCTCCCCCACGATCCTTTAGCCGTTGGCGATGTTGTTGATCACGCCGAAGGCGGGCGGGAAGTAGTTCTGCAATACTTCGTCGGCATAGACGCCGTATTCATAGCGGCGGGTCCGCTGCGGCCACGCCAGCGAGTAATACTCCTTGCGGGTGCGGATTTGCAGGATGTTGCCGACATTCGACAGCGGATAGGGAATGCTGGCGCTGGTGAACAGGATGGTGCCCGCCGGCAGATTCGGGTGAATCTTGATCGGGATTTCCTGGGCGCCGTCCATGCTGAACTTGTTCAGATAGGACCGCACCATGACGCCGCCGGCAATCATCCCCTGATCGACGTTGAAGCTGAACCGCTGGGCCGAGTTGCCGTTACCCGCCAGCACCTTGGCCGAGATGTTCTTCTGCTCTTGCGACGACACCCAGATGGTATCGGGCGACAGGCGGTAATCGTCCCAGAACGCCTGCAACGCCACGTCGATTTCGACGATACCGCCGGCGCCGTCGCCGGTCAGGGTCGAGCCGATGCCGGGGGTGCCGGTCGCCAGCGACTTGACATAAGAGCCGGAGCCCGACGCCCAAGACTGCGTCAACAGGCCGTCGAAGGCCATGTTGTTGCGGCTTTTATCGGCGGTGAAGCCGGCCGAGGCCAACTGAGCGCCACTGGCCGCGCCCTGGATCACGACGCTGTTGATGGTGGTGACGGCCCCCAGGGTTTCCGAACCGGCCGCCCCCCAGAACACCGCATAACCGACCGCGCCGGTCTTGACGGCCCACGACACTTTCAACGCGTGGGTGGCGTTGCCGTCGCTGGCGGTGGTGACCGTGCCGGGGGCGGATTTGATCGAGGTTCCCTGGCTGACGGATTCGACCGCCCCATCGGCCAAGGTGCGGTTGGCCGACAACGCCACGCCATTGACCACCGACGACCCCAGGAAGCCCTCATGCGTCAGGGCGACCACGATCACCGAAAAAGCGGTGGCGGCGGCCAGGGTGCCGCCGGTGGCGACATCGGTGACGGTCGGGGTAGCGGCGGTGCCCAAAGCGATGCTGTTATTGCCGCCGAGGATGTATTTCTCCTCACCGATCATCAGCGCGCGCAGCAGGTTCGACGTCGCCAAAGACTTCACGTCGTCGAAGCCCCCGGCGGCATAATCGGCTTCGAAGCTGACATTGTCTTCCAGGCCGATGCCCTTGTAAGCGGCGGTGTAATCAACGGTGCTGGTGGCGGTGATGGCGCCGCGATTGCCTTCGGACACGCCGATATTGACGCTGCTGGTGTTGATGCCGGTGATGGCGCGCCAATTGGCCTGAATGCCGCCACGGCCCGACACGCGGGGAATGATGTTGCGCAGCGGGGTAATGGTCGGAACCAGCAGCTTGGCGCTCGGCTCCAGGTCATAAGCGGTGATGCCGCTGGTGGCGCTGGAGGACTGGGTATAGGCCTTGGTCAAGGCAACGTCGGGGGTCTGAAGGCCGGCTTTCAGCAGGGCCAGGGATTCGGTGGTGTTGGCAACAGTCATAAGGGTGCTCCGATTTTCCGTGGCGAAGGGAATGGAGGGTCGTTTGCCGGCGCGGGCCAAGACGCAGGCAATAAAAAACCCGCCAGTTGAGGGCGGGTTAGCGGTCGGGAGACGGAGTCAGAAGCGATCAGCCGGTAAAGGCTCGCCCGCCATGCGTCATCTGGAACTTGATGATTTGGTGCGCCTGCTGTTCGGGCGTCATTTTCTCGATGCGCTTTTGCAACGCGTCGATGTCGGTTTCCACCGTCGAGACGTCGTCACCCTTGGCGACGACACGGACGACGCCCTTGACCGGACGCGGCCGGGCTTCCAGCTCGGCCACGCGCGCGGCCAGGCCGTCCCGCTCGGCCGTCGCGGCGCCAAGCGACTTGCGCAACTGGTCCAGATCGCCGGCCATCTTGGTCAGGTCACCGGCGCCGTGGGATTTGGCCGCATCGCAGCAATGCCCCATGCCGACCAGCGCCTTGTGGATGGTGTCCATATGCGCCTTGTCGGCCTTGCTGTGGCGCGCCCCGACCTTGCCCAGGCCGCCGGTCCGAGCGGCCTGGGCCAGATCGGCAGCGTGGTCGTCTTCGTTGGATTCTTGGACTTCCGCTGCGGCGAAGGTCTTGACGGCGGCGATGGCGGTGCGCAGGGCGGCGATCTGCTCGGGGGAAATCTCGGCCTCGCTCAGCTCGCCGGACAACAGGCTTTCCAGCGTGGCCAGGGCGTCGAGGGCGGCGGCGGCGTCCAAGGTCGACGCGGCGGCGGTGACGGTTTCGGCGGTTTGATCGGTCATCTTGGTTCCTTCGGCTTTGAACATGGTGAAAACGGCCTGGGGATTGGCCGGGCGGTCAACCAGGCTGACTTCGGTCAGCCGGATGGCGGTGATGATGGAGGGATCGACGGGGTCGCGGGACACGACCTTGCCGCCGATGGAAAAGCCCTTATAGGTGCCGGTCTGCACCTTCTTGATAGCGATGGGATCGACCACATGCGCGCCAAACCAAGTGCGGCCGTCGTCTTGCACGCGGGCTTCGATGGCGGTGCCGGCGGCGGTGGGCTGGTGCATCTCGCGCACCGCGCCGAACGCCATGTAATCGGGCAGAGCGGCTTTCATCGCGTCCGGGGTGACGGTTTCGCCTTGGCTGTCGAGACCGCCGGTCGAGGCATAGCCGTAGACCTTGATCGTACCGTCATCCTGCGGTTCGACCTTGGAGATTTCGCCGTAGATGTTCATGAGGTTCGCTCCGGGCAACAAAAAAGGCGGTCGAATGACCGCCTTGGTTCATGGGATGGCATGGCTTTGCGTCCATGCCGCCCTCTCCCGAAATCGGGAGTGGGTTAGGGTGAGGGCGCGCGAAGCGTGCAATCCGTTGCCGCCCCTGCGTCCTGTGGACGCTCCCTCACCTCCTAAATCCTCACCTCCCGATTTTGGGAGAGGAGGGTTTTGACAACGGGCGCGGACGGACCCGCAGCGACCGTCATTTCCTCCCAGCGAAGGCGGAGGAAGTGAACTCCGGGGTCAATGCGGCGGCAACACCAAGCCATGCGAGACCACACCGCCAAGCAGACCATCGACCGACACACATGCTCACGCCCCTCAGTGAAACAAAAAAACAGGGTCAGAGGACGGTATTTCCTTTTTCCACCGCCAGCCAATAAAACCGCACTCTAACGCCCGCTCTATCAATCCGTGATACAAACCGGCCTCAACTTGTGGAGCCGCTGATAATCCGCGCGTTCACTTGGCGTAAACCGATCCTTGATCTCTTTCTGAGCCTTGCGCAGGGCCGGAGTGGAAAGTCTCCGGCACCCCCAGAGCGCCCAGACGTCTCCCGTCCAGGGGTTGACGGCGTAAAAACCAAAGCTTCCCGCGACACTATCGCCGAAGGCTTGGAACCCGATGAAGGGTTGATTTGCCGATCCTCCGTCGTAATCGAAGGAGCCTTTGGACACGACCCTACCCACGGCTTCGTAGGCTAATTTGCGTGCGCCCTCCACGTCAATTTTTGGGGGAATGTCATCGGCATAAGCGTTCCGCACTCCGGACAGGATGAGAAGCGCCGCAGCAAGCGCAACTCTTCCACCGATAACGACATGACGTATCATGCTCAAGCCTTTCGACTGACTCTCTCTATGACAGGACGAAGCAGTCTGATAGTTCTGGCCGTGTCGGGAACAAAATTTGGCTCCTTATTCCCCTTACGAGTAATCCCAAATTTTCCCGCATCCTGCAATATTTTGGAGAATTCATCTGGATCGCTCTTGCCCCGCACCAGACCGCCAAATTGCTTCACGAATGACTTTAGACAGTCAGCGTAGCTATCAAACTTAGCGACCATCACCTCCCCATCTTCAGTCAACATATACCCCGTGGCAAAAGGAGCCGGATAATGAATGCTAAAGAAATTATTGCCTTCCTTCGCAAATCGTCCGCTCACTTCGTTTCCCCAGCCGGATTCAAGAGCTGAAAGACCAAGAATATTCTCAACCGGCACACCAAGCTCATCCGCAGCTTTTTGGGCGTCCGCCAAATGGGCTTTAACGAAACGTTCCTTCATGGCTTGAGTGTCGTTCACCTGCGCCGCCGCCAACTCGACGGCCGGCTCTTCGGGATGACGATCGCTTGCCAGAGCATGGGGCGTATCCGGCGCAGTCTCACCACCCCCGCTCCCCCACCGACCATGGTCGTCGCGCGGCTGATCCGGACTGTACTTGGCGGGAGCGCCCCCCCCCCCGG